CCCATTGTTGCAAAAGAATACATCGCTGTTGTTCAAGGAATTATTAACGATTTGAGGCTCAACTAATGGCTGGAATTCCAAAGGTAAAGATAACCTTCGATGCTGACTTTGACGAGTTAAAAAAAGGAATTAAAGGCGGTCAAGATGAAATTGAGAGCTTTGGTTCAAAGGTTGGAGACTTTGGCAAAAAAGCTGGATTAGCATTTGCAGCCGCTGGCATAGCTGCCGCCGCTTATGCATCCAAGCTATTAATTGATGGCGTTGAGTCAGCCATTGCCGATGAAGCTGCACAAGCTAAATTGGCCACAACTCTCAAGAATGTAACAGGTGCGACTGACAATCAAATTGCAGCGACCGAGGCTTACATTCTCAAAACATCTTTGGCCAATGGAATCACAGACGATCAGTTAAGGCCATCTCTAGAAAGATTGCTTAGAGCCACAAAAGATGTAGCCGAATCACAAAGACTGCAAACATTAGCTCTTGACATTGCAGCCGGTTCAGGCAAATCGCTGGAAGCCGTATCTAATGCGCTTGGTAAAGCCTATGAAGGCAACTCTGGTGCATTGGCGAAATTAGGCGTTGGATTATCAGCGGCACAACTTAAAACCATGAGCATGGATGATGTCACCAAAGCCTTAGCCACAACTTTTGGCGGTCAAGCTGCTGAAAAGGCAGACACATTTGCCGGCAAAATGGATCGTCTTAAAGTGGCATTTGATGAAGGTAAAGAGACAGTCGGTTCATTTGTACTTGATGCAATTACTCCCATGGTTGAAACTTTTGTGGAAAAAGTTGTGCCAGCGATTCAAAAATTTGCAGAGGAAATTGGGCCAAAGTTGCAGCCCGTAGTCAAATTCCTTGGCACTTACATTCAAGAAGTATTACTGCCACAATTCAAAGCTATCTGGGGATTCATCAATGATTTTTTAATTCCGATATTTTCAGCAATTCTTACTCCAGCCATCAATGGCTTGCGCGGCGCATTTGAAAAAGTGCAAAAGGCCATCAGCGATAATTCCGAAGAATTGAAGCCATTGCTAAATTTCATGAAAGCAGTGGGAGAATTTGCCAGAGATACTTTGGCTCCAATTATAGGAACAACTCTAAAAGCCGCATTCAGCGTCTTAGGAACAATTATCTCAGTCACAATTTTGGGATTTTCTAAGATTGTCACTGTTGTCACCAGCGTGGTCAATGCCGTCAAGGGATTTATCAAACTTATGACAGATAATCCAATCACGCGATTCTTTGGATTAAGCGGAGATAACTCCAAAGGCTTGAAGGCCGGCGGTGCAGAATTTGACCCAAATATCGGCGGCGACGTGAGCGGTGGGTTCCCTACTGGTGGAAGCATGGGCGGTAATGATCCGCGAACCTTTACAGGCGCACCATTGGGCGCATATTCACCAGCGATGCAAGCTGCAATTCTAAGACGCGAAGAACTCAAAGCTGAAACTGAACGCCTACGCAATGCCAGAGAAGCAGCCGCAAATGCCCGGACAGCTGCGACCGGCGGACTTTCAACGGCAGACCGAATCAACATAACAGTCAATGGCGCAATCGATGCAGAGGGCACAGCTCGCACGATTGTGGATACTCTCAACAATTCATTCTTCCGCGGTACAGGCGGCGCATCCAACTTGCAGGCAATATGAGCGTTTTTAATCCAGTATGGCGAGTGACAATTGGCGGAGTTGAATATCAAACTGCCATTTTGTCCAATCTGACCATTACATCTGGGCGAACGAATATCTATGAGCAGGCTCAAGCCGGTTACACCAACATTGAACTTATCAATTTAGATCAATCGAATGTGATTATTGAAATCAATGATTCATTGACCATAGAGTTGCAAGATTCAACAGCTACATTCGTTCCAATCTTTGGCGGTTCAATTGTGGATATTGCAATATCAGTGGCTGAATTGGGAAATGTGGCCTATGCACAGCGCGTGAAGATAATCGCCTTGGGTGCATTGGCTCGATTGCCAAAAGCATTGACCGATGGCGTCTTGGCGCAAGATTTTGATGGCGACCAGATTTTGACAATCTTGCAAGATTTCTTGCTCAACAACTGGGCAGAGGTTCCAGCAGCTTTGCAATGGAATACTTATGATCCGACTGAGACTTGGGCAAATGCTCAAAATATCGGACTTGGCGAGATTGATACTCCAGGTAGTTACGAGCTTGCACAAAGGGCATCGAGTCGAACAGATATTTATTCACTTGTTTCAGCTCTAGCCACTAGCGGCTTAGGTTATATCTACGAGGACGCTCAGGGGCTTATTTCTTATGCTTCGGCAGACCATCGATCCATTTACTTAGCAACGAACGGGTATGTCAATCTTTCAGCTAACGATGCCCAAGGCTCAGGACTGACGATTCAACAACGTGCTGGAGATGTGCGAAACACCATAACTTTGAAATATGGCACAAATTCAACGTCAGAAGTCGATGCAACGGATGCAACCTCAGTGGGCTTATATGGTCAGCTTGCCCAGATATTTACAACGACAGTCAAACATCAAGCCGATGCCCAAGATCAGGCAGATTTCTATCTGACACTTCGGGCTTATCCTCAATACAACTTCAATCAAATTACTTATCAGCTTACAAATCCAGAGATTGACGATGGCGACCGAGATTCATTGATTAACGTGTTCATGGGAATGCCGCTGGCAATTGCCGATTTGCCGCTCAATATGTCGGCCGGCACTTACTTGGGCTTTGTTGAGGGCTGGACGTTCCAAGCGGCTTATAATCAAATCAGCGTCTCACTCAATCTCTCGCCGCTTTCATATTCATTGCAGGCAATGCAATGGCAAGATGTAAGTGTCGCTGAGGCTTGGAATACAATTTCTGGGATACTTGACTGGGAAAACGCCCTAGTCGTGGCATAAGGAGAAAATATGAGCAATCCGACAACACCATTCAGCTGGCAAATGCCGACGGCCACTGATCTGGTTACTGATTTGCCGGCAGATTTTGAGGTCTTTGGTCAAGCTGTTGCCACGTCAATGGGTGATTTATTAGGCGGCACAACTGGTCAGATACTTTCAAAAGCAACTAACACAGACATGGATTTCGTCTGGATTGCTAACGATCAAGGCGACATCACTGGAGTGACTGCAACGTCTCCACTAACTGGTGGTGGCACATCTGGAGCGATTACAGTCGGAATTCAAGATGCATTGACTACGCAAAAGGGAGCAGTGCAGCTTTCAGATTCAACATCAACGACATCATCAATCTTGGCAGCTACGCCGACAGCCGTGAAATCAGCTTATGATCTTGCAGCTGGTGCGACAACAAAAGCAACTCTGACAACTAAGGGTGATATTTACGCAGCAACGGCCGCTTCAACGCCAGCGCGTCTAGGTGTCGGCACAAACGGCCAAACACTTGTGGCGGATAGTACCGCTGCAACAGGTCTCGCTTGGAACGGAACTTGGACAGATTACACTCCGACAATTACGGCAGAAGCGGGAACGGCAACAACAGTTTCAAGCCAAGCAGGTCGTTATCAGTTAATTGGAAAAACTTGTTTAGTACAAGCGCAATGGCGCGTGGTTAGTAAAGGAACGGCAGTAGGCGAAACTTATTTCACGCTCCCTTTTACAAGTCGAAATGGAACATTAACCGCCGTTGGTGTTTGTAGAGAAACTGAAAGTGCTGGAACAATGGGATTTGTGGATGTCCGAGCAAATCAAAATTATGGAAGATCAAACAAATACGACAACACTACTTGGTGGATCAATTCTTATACAATGCGTGTTCAAGTAGTATTTGAGGTGGCATAATGTTTTTTACAGGATTTGATGATAACGATACTTGCTCAAACGAGACATATCTTTCAAGGTTACGCCATTGGCGCGATAGAGAATTGCTCGCTTCAGATTGGACACAGGTAGAAGATTCACCTGTGGATAAAGCGGCTTGGGCTACTTATCGCCAAGCCTTGCGTGAGTTGCCAACAAGTAACACAGACCCACGCAAAATTGTTGCGCCTGTAAAGCCAGCATAGTGGAACACTTGACTAAGAATCTAGCCGATGCTGCAAAGTCATAACGGATGGCCAGCATCTAAAGATGCAGCTGAAATCCATATCATCAGCGTTCCAATCGAGGGAACAAAGGTCAAGGTGCGATGCGCGAAAGCCGTCGCGCCATTGATTGCTGGATTCT